CCACGACACTGCTTGAGTCATGCGCCACGACACTGCTTGAGCCATGCGCCTCGACACTGCTTGAGCCATGCGCCTCGACACGGCTTGAGCCATACGCCACGACACGTCTTGAGTCATACGCCACGACACTGCTTGAGCCATGCGCCTCGACACTGCTTGAGCCAATCGCATTTTTTACTGAAATTAAAACATCATAATTAGATCTAATTTCAATCACTGTAAATTCAGTGAAAGAGTCTGGTAATGCATCTAGTTCTTCTTGTGTTTTGATTATTATTGTTTTCACTGCTCTAAATTCTCCATCTTAATTGGGCTCACACTATGGCAGCACGCCGTGAATCCTGCGTTAATTGTGTAGGGTACCGAAAACTGTCTGCGTCCCGTTCGCTCAAAGTCATGCCAGTATCCAATGACGTGACTTGCTTCGTGCGCGAAGTTCGAGGCGCGCTGGCAGTCATCGAATCGGTCGTGCCAGTACTCGTTCGCGAAAACGTGATTCGTTCCGTCTTCTGTGTATCCAACTACGTCTGATTTCTCAAAGTAGTAGGTAACCTCAATCTCGTTCGGTGTGCTCGTGATGTGCTTTAAAACACCATCGCGGCTTCGTCCATTCGTTTCAATCACCGTGCGTGTTCCCCAAAATGTTGCGAAGCATTTTGATTTCATGATTTCGTTCGCCACGTCCTCGACGTGTTTCACAAGAAACGACTTGTCGTCCTTGCAATTCATGCACTGGATTGTGAGCGGGGTTCCTGCGATTGCTGATTGTATGAATAATAGGAAAATCACGACATCCTCCAATATTTTAAAAGAATTTTACGGATTAATTTTTCTTGAACTGATTTTTTATCAGAGTAGACAGCGGCGTAGACAGCGGCGTTGGCGGCGGCGTCGGCGGCGGCGGCGGCGTAGGCGGATTGGGTAGTGTTTGAATCGCGCCCTCTAGCTGCCTCTATCGCTTTTCGTGGCCTGTCGTCATTTGGAAACTCTTTCTCATAAATATGTAAAACACTTTCAGCGATGTCTGCCGCAGATAGTTTTATAAATCCAGGTTTCATCATTCTGAACGCTACCCAGACTTTATCGTTTCGAGATATATGTTTTAGTCCCATGAACTGAGTGATTCTGAATTTTTTTCCTGCGTAGAAAGACAGATAGTTCTGCAACATATTATCGCAGGGTTTTAGTCGTCTTATCTGTTTCTCATTAATCGTTTTCATTTTGAATTCCTTTTTAACGAGTAGAACACCGCAGAACGTGTTACAGAAAAGATCAATGCTATTTCTTCCATTGTTTTCCCTTGCTTGCGAAGTTTTTTAACGCGTTCATCATTTAATTTCATAGGTCTACCGATTTTATTACGTTTTTTCATGTCCCTGAATATGAACTTTCTTTTTCAACTTTGCAAGTTAAAAAAATAAATACTTTTTCAACTTTTTATATGGACTTTTTTAACAAGTGTGTTAAATTAGTCTTATTGAAACGAGGTAAGTATGAAGAACTTAAACGAAACGAATAGATGGTTTGCGGTTGAGGATGTAGATGCTGAAAAGTTAGTAAACATGCTTTTAAAAGATCCTGACTTTAAAACGCTATTGGTAGAGTTCATCTCGAATAGAACAACGGTAAGGGGTGAGTTAGAATTCGACATCCAAACCTTAGCTGAAGAGTTTTACAATGACAATCGCGAGAAGTTTTCGAATTTCGAAATTGAAGAGGAACATTTTTATGAAGAACACGCATAATTTTAAGCCATATTCTGAACGGGAAAGTGAAGTTTTACAAAGATGGAGCTGTTTACGAAACAATTTCAAATTGCTGCAGCGCTAAAATCTATAATTATTAAAAAGGAAATAACAAATGAGTAAAGAATTGGTTAGTATTAACAAAATGACTTCGGAGCAGTTAGCTCTTATAAAACAAACAATCGCCAAGGGTGCGACGGACGACGAGCTAAAGCTATTCGTTTACAGGGCGGAGTCGATGAGTCTCGACCCTTTGAAGCCTGGGACGATTCACTTTGTTAAATACGGAAGCGGTCCAGGAACCATAGTGGTTGGCATCGAGGGATTCCGACAGATAGCACACAGGTCAGGGAAGCTGACAGGAATCAAACGAGGCGCTCTAAAAGACGATAAGGGGCACTTAACTGGTGCTTGGGCAGAGGTATACCGGTCCGACTGGAAAGAATGCGCCAGAGAGGAAGTCCCGCTGTCTGAATACGATACTAAGCGCGGACCATGGCAAAAGATGCCGGAGACGATGATTAAGAAGGTCGCCGAGTGCGCATGCCTTCGAATGGCGTTTCCAAATGAGCTTGGAGGCGTTTACGAACAAGCTGAAATGATGCAAGCTGAGCAGTCCCCTGTGCGTCCAGATGCTTATGGCCAGCCAACAGAGCAAGACGGAGTTCTAAACGATGGAAAGTACCGAATCCCATTCGGGAAGTTCAAAGCTCGATTCATTGAAGAAATCGACATGAGGGAGTTAGAAAATTATATCTGCTACCTTGAGTCCAAGGCTGAAAAAGACGGGAAAGAAATTACAGGTATCGTCAAGGAATTCATCGATCGGGCTTGCGAATACCTGAATGCAATGAACGGAGAAGCTCAGAAAGAAGAACAAAACGATTTCGAAAATTCGGATGTAAAGCTGTAAAAGTTTCTGTATACAAACCGGAAGGCAGAAGATCCATTTATAAGATTTTCGGGGTAGGAAGTCATGATCCTACCCTCCCACGCCTGGGGCCTTAGAAGTACGTGGGGACCCATGTCAAAACTATCTTGGTTTAAGCATTACAACACAGCGCACGAAGGAATTTCTATCGCGACTTTGTGGCATACAAACGACACAGAAACGATCGCTTTTTATTGGACGATTTTGGAGATGATTTCGCGTTGGGAGGAGGAAGAATCTAGGGGAGAAATTGTCATAAACTTGGCAACTTTTAAAGCAAAACTTGGTATGAACTCCCAAAGATCTCGTAAACTTCTTGCCAAGATCTCCCAAACTTTCAAAGTAAAAGTTGATAAGATCTCAGAAGAAAGTTACAAACTTTCTGTTCCTAACTGGTTGGAATTACAGGAAACCAGGGGGGGCAAAAGATTAGCAAAAAATGAGCAAAGTCCGGGAGAAGAGAGAAGAGAGAAGAGAGAAGAGAGAAGAGAGATCCAGATCCGAGAAAAAGAAAAAGAAAAAAAAATCCTAGTTAACGAAGTAGTAAGAGTAAATGACACAGCGGATAATTTTCCCAGCATTGAAGCTTTCAGGATGGCGAAGGAAAAGAATTTAGGAAAAGGGTTTTAACAAACCTTTGGGGGAAGGAACGGGGATGGGAAAAATGGATCAAGACGAATTTCCAAGATCAACATTTCGAGATTACATTCGTTCGCTGTTGGTTTCAGGAAAGACTTCCAGTGATGAAGAGTTTCAAGTCTTGTTTAGAGTTCTTGGAAAAGATAGGGTTGTTTCAATGGCTCTTGAGATCAAGAAAGAACTTGCGGATGAGAAACTTCGAAAATAAACGAATCCTGGATGAATGGCGCTTGAATTTTGAGAAAGAGCGAAAGTTTCGTAAAATCAGGATATTTCTTTACTCATTGATCTTTTTGCTTTTGATTTATGCTGTATTGGTGCTTACGATTAAGGCATGAAATTCGTTTTCAATGTTGAAGCAGTCCCAAAGGGAAGGCCAAGATTCTTTCGTGGACATGCAGTGACCCCAGCTTCTACTAGGAAGTTCGAAGCATTGATTGCTTCCTTGGTGGCTTCTCAATTCAGATCATTGCCTTCATACAACGCAATGCGCGTTGAAATTAAATTCTTCATTTTGAAACCCAAATCTTCGAAAAGAACTCATCCGACCGTAAGACCTGACGTCGATAACCTTTCTAAGTCCCTATTAGACGCTTGTAATGGGCTTCTGTGGCACGATGACGGACAGGTCTGTACCCTAGTGGCATCAAAGGAATATGTCCTCGCTAAAGAGAACGTACGAATTGAATTAACCGTTGACGAATTATGAAGATTAGTTAACAATTCTTTCAAACCTAAACCAACGGAGAACTAAATGAAGAAAAAAACCTACTGGATAAATAACAAAAATAACAAACCGATCCGCTCGATGGATCTTATCAAGCAAGATTACTCAAACGCATGCGCCGAACTAGGGGACATCTTTTTCCAAATGGAAATCGCTTTCCCTAAACGCGTGAAAGAACTTCAAGCGAAAATCGAAATCCTATCCGCAGAGTTCAAACTCGCTTCCGTCGTCGTGCCCGAGCAAAAACCGGAACAAAAATGACCGCCCCGCAAGATGAAGCAGGGTTTGTAAAATACTCAAAGCGCAACCGTAAGGTTACCATAGCAACCCTGCAAAAACGATGCCGGACCATTATTGCCCGTGAAATTTCTAAGCTCATGGACGTCAGTTTCCAAAGACTCCTCTGCCGAGATGAAAGTGCTTCCCTTAGAGGGTATCTTGAAATTCTTAATGAACTCGAAGAATTAGATAAAATAAAAGCTCTCGAAAAACTTGAAAAGGATAAAAAGTAAAATGTTTAAAAGAAAAATTAGGCTTCCTATAAGTGTTAAGGAATATGAACAATTAGTGAATACATTAGTTAAACGGTACGGATTTGAAGAGCCTGAACACGTTGCAGCCGTCATCTCTGTCGCGATTCGGCACATCGATAATCAGACCGCGCACACGACCTTAGAATACCTTAGAGACTGCGTGTGGAAACAAATGGCTAACCACGTGGCCTCCCACAAAGGGGATCTCATCCGGCATAAATCTCAAGTTGATCAAATGGTTTCGATGTTTAAAAAAGATCCGAACAACCAACAAATTCTTGATGAGTTAAAAAAATATGCTGACAACGGATTTGAATACGCAAAAACGGAGCTTTCCAAACTGGAATCAATCATTCCATTGACTCCACCAAAAGATCCGTTCCCTATTTCCCTGGTGCCTCCGATTGAAGTGAACGATCTACCTAAAACAATTGCTTAACATGGCACAAGATGACTCCAAGGATTTTAAAACCTTGAGAAGAATCTGGTACAAAAAAATTGCAACTACTCCAGATGAAAATGGGAAAGTGTTTCGAGATATCGAGGATACAGAGCGCGATAATTCTCCTCTCATCTCTTGGCATAATCATCGATTCAAAAACATTCCAATAGATCAGCGGATCGCAACTGAGCTTTATTACTCAAAAGCATCCGATCTTCTTAACTATTACAACTTCCAGAACGAAACTCATCGAATCATTTGGGAGCTTCATTGCGAAGGATTTTCAAGAAGAAAAATCGCATTCAAAATAAAATTATGTACCCCAACTTATAATCAGTCGCGAATCGGTGAAATATTACTAGAAATCTCGAAGGAATTTAAAAAGGATTAACATGGAAAAAGTAGTCATCAGAAGTTTCAATCCAGAACTAGACTCAGGTCTAATCTATTCCAGTTATCCAAAAGGTGTTTACTATGGAGCATTCGAGAAAATTAATCCCGACGGAGATCCTAAAATCAAATCCGATTGGTTTAAATCTTTCTTCGTTCAAGTACGTAAACAATTAAGTAATTCAAAAGTAATCATTGCATGCATGTCTGATAATTTTGAAGTCATCATTGGATATGCAATTATTACCGATAAAAAGCTCGAGTTTATCTATGTGAAAGAACTATTTCGGAACCAAGGAATAGCTCGCATGATGTTGAAGAATCACGAGGTTGAAGAATACAGCCACATAACCAAGGTGGGTAACTCCATCTTAATTAAAGAAGGCAGTAAATATGCAAGACGAAGCTCTAGAGAGAATGCTCAAGAATGCAATTTCAGTGAAGAAAGCAGTGTTCCACCAAGCGATAGCTAATGGATTCATGGAGCCTGAAACTAATTTCTCCTCCGATGATCCGAAAATCGGTAGACGTGTTGAAATGTGGCTCACTCCAAATCTATTAATCTGTATTCAAAATGAAAAGTGCTTCGCTACCACGTACGCGAACATTGTCTATGTCAGATTCTAATGAGCAATGCGCTAAAGCTTGTAGCTAAGCGTAAAAAATTAGAAGCTAAAGCTAAAGACATTAAGAAAGTTTATCAGCCTTTCGAATTGACTCAGTTTCTTTTCGATAAGCAGATCTCTTTTGTCTTTGACGCCGCTCGCTATGCCGTCGCGTGTTGTTCGGTTCGTGCTGGTAAAACAATCGCATGTTCGGCCGATCTCATCAATACAGCTCTTACGATGCCTGGGACTCAAGGGCTCTACATTACTCTCGCTAGAACAAGCGCGAAGACCATTTGCTGGCCAGAGCTGAAAAGAATCATTAGGGACTTTGGGTTGGTCTGTGATCTCAATGAGTCGGATCTTACCGTTCACTTCCCTAATGATTCGTGGATCCGCCTCTATGGAGGTAACGACGAAGCAGAGATTGAAAAGATACGAGGTCTTTCTAACGTTGCTCTCGTCTATCTCGATGAGGCCCAAGCCTTTCGTCAGCACATTAAAAACCTAGTTGAAGACATCATTGCTAAGCGTTTGTACGATACGAACGGACGCTGTCGAATGATCGGGACTCCTGGACCCATTGAAGCTGGATACTTCTTCGAAGCAACCAAGTCTAATGCTTGGTCTAAGCATCACTGGACCATGTTCGACAATCCATGGCTCTTAAAGAAGTCTGGGAAAACTCCTCAAGAGCTTACAGACGCGGACTGTCAGCGTAAGGGAGTTACTGTTGATGACCCAGCCATTCAACGCGAGAACTTCGGGAGATGGAAACAAGATCCTGAAGCTCTACTTTTAAACTACAACAAAGAACGAAATCACTTCGAGTCACTTCCGAAGGGAGTTTATAGCTATCTGCTCGGGATAGACTTAGGTCAAAGGGACTTCAACTTCCTATCGGTCTTAGGATTCTCTGACACAAGCCCAACTACTTTCTTGATCGAAGAAAGATTTAAATCAAATCAAACGACCGATGAACTTGCCGCGTCAATTAAAGAGCTAATGAAAGAGTTTCAATTCTCAAAGATGGTATGCGACGCCGGCGGGCTCGGCCTTGCTATCGTAAACGATCTTAAGACTAGACATGGATTACCTATCGAAGCAGCTCTTAAAACCGAAAAGATGGCGTCCTATGCGATTATGAACAGCGCTTTAAAGAATGGGACCTTTAAAGCTAAGTCCAGCTCCATGTACGCAAACGATTGTAACATCCTTGAACGAGACGATAAGAAGTCCACCCCGGAAAAGATTGTCGTAAAAGGACACTCTGATGCCGTTGACGCAGCTCTATACGCTTTCAAGTTGAGCCCAGCTTATTACTATACCGCTCCACCTGTGAAACACCCTGTTGGAACTCCAGAGCACGCAACTCAATTCGAGAAAGACATTATGGCAGCTAACCTGGAGCGTCTTGAGAAAGAACGAAAGAACAAAGAAGGGACAGAACGAACTTGGGAAATGAACCACGATGGCTCAATGCCTTGGAATTCTTGGGGAATTGATTGAAAATATATTTGCCTACAGAAAAAACGTTTATTCGTGAGGCAAGAATCTATCAAAAACGGCCAAGCTATCATCTATGATGCTACCATTTTTAAAAAAACGTAAATTACCTAAAGTTGCCACAGAACCTATTGAAGAAAAGCTAGTTAATGGGTCAGCCGACGACCTCATGGAAGAACAGCTAACAAAAGAGTTCTTAGAATCTTTAGAATCAAAAGACATCAAGACATTTCGAAATGCTCTCGAGAGTTTAATCATTCAAATGTTCGATTACGACCAAGACGAAGGGGAAGACGATGCCACTCATTCCAGGACCTAGTAAAAAAGCTTTCAGCCATAACGTGAGAGCTGAAATGAACGCAGGTAAACCGCAAAAGCAGGCCGTTGCCATTGCTTACAGTGAAAAGGAAAGACATATGGCTGAAGGCGGAGACGTTGAAGAACATGACGATGATCATGAAGTTATCATGGACCATGTAGCCAGCGAGATGATGAGCGCAATCGAGAAGAAAGACAAAGAACAGTTACTAGAATGTTTTCACGTTCTCGTTGCTGATTTACTTAATAAAATGTCCAGCGAAGGACAGGGGGAATAAATATGTTAATGGATGCACACAAGATTTCAGAAATCATTAGAGCGAAGAAAAAGAAAATGTTGGGCGCTGAGCCTGAGCTTGTAGATACAGACGCTCACCCTGATATGAATCCAAACGAACTTGCAGATATCAAGATGGATGCAGAGATTCAATCCAGCCTTGGAGTTCCTGAAAAGATTGATGCTCGCGAGAAGTCTTTAGAAGTCGGAGACGAGATGGGTCTTTCTCCTGAAGAAAAGACTCGTATGGAAAGACTTCGTAAATACATCGACGGCCTGGATTACGACGACGAGGAATGATCTCGTGGATACTAAGGAACTTAAAAAAATAGTTAAACAAATGAAGCTACTCGGAGTCACGCATTTAAAAACCGCTGACTTCGAATTGTCTTTGGCTCCTGAAGCAGTCGCTAAGGTTGTTCCAATTATTAAAAAAGATCCTGAGCCTGAACTATCGGAAGAAGAAAAGAAAGAAATTGAACACAAGCTAGAACAGCTTAAATCTCTAATGCTTGGATCGGATGAGGATCTATTAGATAGATTATTCCCGGTTCCTATTGAAGAGAAAGAAAGCGCCTAATGGCATACGAAATAGTTCCGTTAGACATAAGCAAAACGAAACCTGAAAAGGTTATTGAAACTAACTCTTCTAAAAAGAAAGTAGAGCAAACGGCTTATACTTGGTGGCTCGCAGAAGACGATAATACTTTGGTCTCTCAAGTTCTTTCTACTACTGAGTTTCTAAAGCGAACTAATTCAAATCGTATTCGTCAGGCGTCAATATTCAGTCGCCTTTTCTCTGGCAAGCCTCTTTATAATTTCGCGAGTTCTAATTCTTCTCTTGATACTTCAAATCAACTCCCAATAGGCAGGCCCACTGCAAACGTTGTCTATTCGTGCACTGATACATTGGTCTCGATGATCTCCCAAGATAGGCCAAAGCCTATTTTCCTTACTAATAACGGCAATTACAAAGAAAGAAAGCTCGCGAAGGAAGCAAATTATTTCCTTCAAGGGGAATTATTCAGAACAAAAGCATATGATTTAGCAGCTTTGTGCTTACGTGATGCATGCGTTATTGCAGATGGATTCATCAAAGTATTCGCTAAAGACAATAAAGTAACTCTTGAACGAGTTCTTGAAACTGAACTCTTAACGGATTTCAATGATGCTTATTATTCTAATCCTAGGCAGCTTATTCAAATCAAATTAGTCGATAGAGCTGTAGTAGCTTCAATGTTTCCAAAGAAATCTGGAATTATTGCAGGGGCTCTCCAAGGGAATGTTGATTCAACTCCAAGATCCACTGAAACTATTTCAGATCAATTCATTATCTCCGAAGCATGGCATTTACCTTCTAGCGAGGGCGCTAAAGATGGGCGTCATGTTATCGTTTGCAGTGAAGGTGTTATCTTAGATGAGAAATGGGAAAAGCCTAACTTCCCTTTTGTTAAGTTTGGATACAATCCAAATATGGTAGGATTCTTCTCCCAGGGATTAGCAGAAATTTTGATGCCAACTCAGATGGAGATTTATCGATGCCTGATTGTCGCTTCTCAAGCGATCGAACTTATGGGAGTTCCACGTATCTACATTGATGAGCTTTCAAAGATTGTAGAAACCTCTTTCAATAATCGTATCGGAACTATAATCAAAGGGCGAGGCAATCCCCCACAGTTCATAAATGCAGAGTCCAATACTCCTGAGTTCTACCAATGGATTCAATGGCTGATTAATAATGCGTATGAGATGAGCGGAATCAGTTCCATGGCTGCTCAAGCAAAAAAAAGCCCTGGACTTAATTCCGGTGAAGCTATTCGAGAAGCTAATGATCTACAATCCGCTCGTTTTGCAGCTTTAGAAAAGCGATACGAAAATATCTTCATCGATCTTTCGTACATGATGATCGACTGTGCTCGCGAGATTGCAGAAGAGACAGGTTCTTACACAACTGTGTTTCCTGGAAAAGATGGAACTCGTGAAATTGATTTCAAGTATATAGGAAAGTTAAAAGATAACTTCGTAATCCAATGCATGGAAGAAAGCGGGTTATCTAACGATCCGTCATCTCGTCAGGCTCAATTATCTGAAAAGTTAGCAGCGGGTGAAATTACACTTCAAGAATTCAGAAGGCTTTCAAACTTCCCGGATCTAGAACAGAGCGACCAACTCGCGTCCGCTCTTGAGGAAAGAATTCTACACGCATTAGATCAAATCGTTGAACAAGGAGATAAAGACTATGCATCTATTGCTCCTGATAGTTTTATTCTTGACCCTAGTGACCTGGCCACTACGCTTTGTGTGAACTACATTAACCTTTATAGCACCTTGGAACTTGAAGAAGAAAAGATGCAAGTATTGCGCGACTGGTTTACTCAAGTGCAGAATTTAAAACAGCAAGCAATGCCTCCTCCTGTCGCTCCTGCTCCACAACCTGAAGGACAAATGCCACAAGAAAATGCTCAAGGGCAATTACAAGTTCAACCACCGAATCCAAGTGTAGGCCCGACCTCTAATGCACAAGTTTAGAAGAACGTACTTTAACTAGAAGAATCTAATAACAAAGAAGGAAACCACCATGTCATATGAAGTCGAATCATTAGGGTCTAATATTGCCGGACCATCTCTACCCAAAGAAATAATGCGTGAAGAAAGAATTATAGATCATAGGTCATTAGATAGACGGCCTATGACTTCTACACCTAAGACCGGCCAAGTAAACAATAATGTAGACAGTGCTAGCTCCGCAGTACCCGGAAGCGCTCCCGTAGAATCCGTGACACTATCTCCTGCCGCCGCTGCACTTGCGCGTAAAGAAGCCAAGTTTAGAAGTCAGCAGCAAGAACTCAAGAACAAAGAAGCCCAATTAGAAGCAGAACGAAAAGAAATTGCAGAATTAAAAGCAATTAAAGCAAAGCTTGCATCTAAAGACTTCTCTGGGATTGAAGGTCTTGTCGACTACAACGAATACACTAATTACCTCATTGAGAAGGGTTCTCAATCTACTCCTGAGCAAGAGGAGCTTAAAAAGCTATCTCAAAAGCTGGAAAGTATCGAGAAAGCCCAACAAGATGATGTATCAAAGCGTTTCGAAGCAGCGGTAAACGAAAGAAGAAATGCTGTTAAGCAATTGGTTAGTTCAGATGCTGCTTATTCCACAATTAAAAAAACAGGTAACGAAGAAGCTGTGGTCACACATATTCTTGAAACCTGGGAAAAAGACAACATCGATCTAACAGTAGAACAAGCGTCTAAAGAAGTTGAAGCCCTTCTTAAAGAGAAGGCCACTAAATGGGCAAAGTTAATCGAAGCAAACGTTGAACAAAGCCAAGAGAAGAAAGAACTTCCTCCTCTAAAGTCTAGTGTGAAAACATTAACAAACAATATGGCTCCAACGGGCGAAATTAAACGCCCTGTGAAGTCATTCGAGGGAATGTCTGATGCTGAAAGATACAAAGAAGCTTACAGGCGAGCCCAAGAAAAACTGAAAGGCTAAATAAACTATGAGTAATTCAACGTCGAATGCAGTTTCGAACGTCGCCACGCTGAAGGAGTTATACTCCGACGACGCGTGGGTGATGAAATCGTATATTCTAAATCGTAATCCTGCGCTTGCTCTTATCGATAAAGATGAGAGTGAATCAGGATTAGGCGGCAAATATTTTCCAATTCCAGCACTTGTAAACCCAGGTGGTGGACGTTCCGCAGCTCTTGGGGTTGCTCAAACTAATTCGAGCGCTCCTCAAACTGTAGAATTTCAAGTTACACGAGTTCAGAACTATTCGAACTTCGTGTTAACTGGAGATTTCTTACGTGCTTCCGCTGAGTCGGTTGGTGCATTTATGCCAGCGGCTGAGTTGAACGTTAAGTCTGCATTTCAAGCACTGGGGAACGATTATGCGCTTATGCTCTTCGGAGACGGGTCGGGTAAACGTGGGACTTATGGTCTCGGCGCTGGTTCTATCTCTAGCGGGGTTATCACTCTTGATAGCGCTCAATCTGCTCTTAACTTCACTCCGGGAATGGCTCTTGTAAGCTACAGCGTATCGGGTTTAACTCCTACGCAATCTACAGGTGCAGCTATCGGATATGTGGTTGCAGTTGATACCGGGTTAGGAACTGTTACAGTTTCTTCCACTTTTAGTGGAGCTGCTGGAACTCCTTCTAACTGGTCTACGAGCTTCCCTTATCTTGCTCAAGTTGGTGATGTGAATTTCATATCTAACGGATTGTCTTCGGCTAACATGCTTAAGATGGCAGGGTTTGGTGCTTGGATCCCAAGTACAGCTCCTTTGTCTTCGGATTTATTCTTTAACGTAAATCGAAGCGTGGCACCTACTCAACTTGCAGGTCTTCGTTTTTCGGGATCTAGCGAGTCGATTCAAGATGCATTAATTGATGCAGTCAATACGTTAGCTTCTCAAGGAACTGAAGCTGGAGACCCAGACTTTATTTTCTTGAATCCAGTTTCGTACCAAGCATTGCTGAAACAACTTACTAGCCAAGGCGTTTATCAAATGATTAAAGCCAAGGTTAACGAAGATGTTTCGATCTCGTTTAAGGCATTGGTTCTGCCAACTGCTAACGGTGAGATTGCAATCCTTCAGGATCGCAACTGCCCTCCACAGACTGCCTACATCATCACCCTTAAAACATGGAAACTCCGTTTCAATGGTAAAATGGCGATGTTTATCACCTATCCAGGACTCTTTGACCAAATCGGTCTCCCAGTTGCTGGACAAGACGCAGTGCAAACTGCTGTTGGTGGTTATGGTAACTTGACTTGTAACGCTCCTATCGCAAATGCTGTCGTTAGTTTAAGCCAATAATTATTTTAAAATAAGAATAAGGGATCAGGTCAATGACTTGGTCCCTTTTCTATTTCGAATGGCCAACAGATCATTAGTAAGTGGACCCGATTCTACTTACATCCTCGACTAGATGCCCCGGCACTCAGGATGGATAATCACGGGGTAATAAAGGGTTCAACTCTATGTCGAACGTCGCATCAAATAAACTCGGTAACAATGGTGGCCGATCTTATTCGTTTTTAAATAGGCCTGTAACAATTGATTGTAACTTTGTAGTGGATTCTGCAAATGGTAACGGTCTAGGTATTCGAAACCTTAAGGGCTCAGGTGTTCAAGCCGCATACATGTACACTTCTGCTACTCCTGCAGCTGGTAACCCAATGGGTCAAACTGCTTCTCAAGGTTATGCCTTGATTCAACTTTCAAACAACTATAATAGATATTGTGGAGGATTCTCAGGTGCTGTATCTCCAGTTACTGGAGGCGCTCTTAATATTGATGCTTCTGATGCTGCTCTTACTGTTGGCACTCCTTATATTATTTCTTCTGTTGGGTCTGCCGCTCTTGGACAAGCTAGTATCGTTGCCGTCGCTGACGTTTCCGGATCCTTAGCATCTACTTATTTCTTACTTTTTGATTCGTATGGAAACACTTTCGTTTGCTGGTTCTACGTAACCGGTGTGGGTGGTTCTGCTCCTAGTGGAGTTGCTGGAATTCCAATTCAAATCACGATTGCTCAAAACTCAGCTAATACAGTAGTTGCAGCTGCAATGACTTCGGTTATTGGATTGATTCAACCTCCTGCAGTTTCTGGAGTTTACAGCTTCACAACTTCAACGAGCGGGCATACTTGTCTTGCTACAAACACAAATTCACTTGCTCCACAACTTCCGGGGGCTCCACAAGACGGCACTGTTCCAACTGGATTTACTTTTTCGTTATCTGTGAATGACAACAACCTTCAAGACTGGCAAGGGGTTGGACTTCCTAAAGGTGTTGTCCCAAAAGTAGGTGCTGGATTTATCGCAACTGCGACAGGATACGGAAAATCTACTGGACAAGTATATGCGGCAGGAGTTTCGGGGATCATTCAGATGGAAGTAGTCGGAGATCCAAATGCTACATTTGCTCCAGTCCCAATGGGTGGAAGTCCTAATGTTGGTGGATGGATTTTGATTAAGTTTTTAGGACTTCCTGCTAGCGGACAAACTCCAGCGGTTGTTAAGCCCACTGACGGTAGTGTTATCGGTCTTAGTTTCATGGTGGAAGCTGGTTCGGTTGTTATCTCTGGTGAATAAATAAACCTGGGCTACAACTAAGTTGGTAGTTATGGCCCTAGAGTGTAAAAAAACTTTAGGGCCTTTTACTTTGGAGATTTATGTCAATACCGTTCATGCCTCAAACTCCAGTACTTCAAACCGGAAACGGTCAAAACTTTCTAACGTGGCCGATTGTTATTGGTGCGACTTCTTATTCTGTTCAAAGATCTGTCGATGGGATTACTTGGTCCACAATAGGAAGCCCAACGAGTCCAAATTATTTGGATACCTCGGCCGTTATTGGTACTTCTTATTATTATCAAGTCGCTTCCGTTAATTCTTCGGGCACTTCTCCATATACTGCAAGTTATCCGATTAATATTACTCCTTGTCTGCCTGGACAGATCAATCTAGGATATATTCGTTATCTTTCTCAGCTAAGATCCGACAAACTTAATTCTGAGTATCTAACTACCGATGAGTGGAATTCTAATATCAACCAAAGCATTTATGATCTTTATGATCTTTTGGTATCGAAGTTTGGAGACAATTACTTTTTTGCTCCTCCGTTATTGATCAATCTTTCGGGTCAAATTTCTTACAGCCTGCCAGATGGATCTAACTACAGTAATGCTCCTGCGTGTTATAAATTGAACGGTGTAGATTTAAACACTTCTGGGAATAGTTCTGTTATTGGAAATAATTCTGGATGGGTTCCACTCCCTAGAACTAACTGGAGCGACCGAGATAAGTACACAATCTTTCCAGGGCAAGCCGCTAACCTATTTTACGGTTACCAAATGTCCTATGCTCTCATGGGGAACCAATTATACATTTTCCCTCCTAATACGAATTCTACTCTTAGAGTTTGGTACGTTCCTGTGATGACTCAATTACTTAAAGACACTGACATGCTTTCATTTTCTTTATCTGGATGGGTTGAATACGTAATTAATGACGTTGCTATGAAGGCCATGATTAAAGAAGAATCTCTTGAAAAGTGGAATGCATTAAACTCTCAGAAACAATTCCAAATCGACAGAATCGAATCACAAGCCGCCAATAGAGACGTTGGACAACCCAATAGCGTGAGCAATGTTAGATCAACTATGGGAGATCCTGGATTCGGATCGTTCGGACAAGGTGGCGGAGCTTGGGGTGGCGGGATGGGTGGATTCTAATGAGCGCTCCTCTTTCATCTAAATTACCTTGGGAGTCAATGAATCCGATTCTTGCATCTAGCTTGAATCCTATTATCTCAATGCCTCAATCTAGTGGTTCAATTCTTAGAAATATTACTTTGGTTGCTGGATCGAACACAATAAATCACGGACTCGGTCGAATGATGCAAGGATGGACGATAACAGATTTAAATGCGTCCGCTACAATATATAGAAGTCAACCGCTTAACAGCATAACCCTAACCCTGACTGCTTCTGCTCCATGCACAGTCAATATTGAGGTGTTTTGATATGGTACAAACTCCAAACATGTCCTTAATCCAGCCAGTAGTTGGAATAGATTCTGGGTTAACCTGGGAGAACGCAGCTAACTCTAACAGTTCAATTTTAGACGGACATAACCACACTCCTGGTTACGGAGTTCCGATTACTCCAAGTGGATTCAATATAAATTCACCTCTTTCTTTTCAAAATCAACCGGCTATCAATCTTCAATCTACAGTTTTTAATCAACAGTCATCATTATCAACTTTAAATGCTTTATTCGTTGGAACTGATGGAAATTTATATTTCAATGACGGATCCGGTAATTCTATTAAGGTCACATACGGAGGATCTGTAAATGCTACAGCTTCTGGTATCTCTAGCGGTACAGCATCAGCATCATTCGTTTCAGGTGTTTTGACAGTTCTTTCCGCAAGTCTTACTCCTGCCAATATTTCCGGTGGTTCAATTCTTTTGGGGAATAATACTTCTGGGACTAAGTATTTAACGCTCTCTCCACCTAGTGCGATTGCTGCAAACTATACTTTAACCCTTCCTTCAATTCCTGCATCTACGGGATTCATGCAGATTGATAATTCTGGTAACATGTCTGCAGTTATTCCAACGACTAACGGTATCACTAGAACAAATCTTGCAGCGGTAGGTCAGCAAGTTAGTGGAAGCTCTGGATCTTATTCTACCACTAGCACTTCGTATGTAATCCCTACGAACCTGAGCGTTACAATAACTACGACTGGTAGGCCTGTTATTATCGCTCTCATTCCAGACGGTAGCGCTAACGATTGTGGTTTTGTTTACGCAACCACAGGAACCGGTTACATAACTCCTTGTTCGGTTGCTCTTTATAGCAATTTTACTTTCTTAGCTAACTTTGTACCTGGTGGCGGATTTACTGCAGCTACAAGTGGAACGTACTTTAATTTTCCTGCCTCGATGGTTTACTACATCGATACTCCTGCGGCTGGTACATATTCGTATTTTATACAAGTGAAGAACGCCTCATCATATCTTGGTGTTTATTACATGAAATTGGTGGCATACGAGTTATGAAACAGAACGTTTCAATTAACTTTAGCCAAGGTCTAAATACAAAAACGGACCAATGGCAAGTCCCACTAGGACAATTTGAAAATCTACAAAATAGCATCTTTCAAAAAGGTGGATTGCTTCAGAAAAGAAACGGATATGGTCAGCTTTCATCAACTTCACCAAATGTTTCTTACATAACTACTTTGAATGATAACTTGACTGCGATCGGGTCCACTGTAAGCGCTTTTTCAAGTTCATTAAATAAATGGATAACAAAGGGGACTCTACAACCTTGTTCTCTTAGTACCTTGCCATTAATTAGAAACAATCTTAATCAAGTCTGTGCTGATTCAACTATTTCAAATGGAATGGTTCTGACTGCATACACACAAGTTAACGCGACTACTTATTCTTATTTTTTTTCAATCGCTGATTCAACTACTGGTCAAAACATTGTTAGTCCTACATCAATCCCTGTTCTGAGTGGTGGAACTATAAACGGTTCATCGAGAGTTTTTGTAGTTGGAAATTACTTCTTAATTGTAAGCCCTGTTAATGTAAGTGGCGTTACTTACCTTCAATATGTCAGTATTCCGGTAAGCAATCCCTCTAATGTTTCTGCAGCTCAAAATGTTACCGCTGAAGTTTATGTACCACTTGGAACTTCTCCTGGATGGGATGGAGTCGCGATAAACAATTCATCTAATAACACTCTTGTGATTGCATACAATAGCACTACCACTGCACAAGGTGTTCACGTTGCATCTTTAACATCAAGCCAAATAGCTTCTAATTCTGCATCTACTGTAATCTCTCAATTTAATTCGTCATCTTATGCAGCAAGCATAATAAGCGTGTGCGTTGATTTAACTGTAAATCCAAATTTATTTTACATTTCTTTTTATAACTCGGGAACGACTAACGGTTATATTTGTTCGGTATCAATAGGATTCAATTCCATAAATCAAGTTCTTTCGCCTGTGGAGATCATCTCAGGATATGGTGTACAAAACATTGCAAGCGCCGCTCAGAACAATGTGTGCACAGTGTTCGCCGACATATCTCATAACTATGGATATGATAATTCAATCCCTTCAAATTATATCGGAACGATAAACGTTTCTAGCGCTGGATCTGTTGTGTCTTCATTCATTGGAGTTAGATCTATTGGGCTCGCATCAAAAGCATTTATTCAAAATGGTACAATATATTTTCTGGGCGCTTATCAAAGTACTTATCAACCTTCTTATTTCTTAATCAATGGGAGTAAATCTACTGCCTCCTCTCCTGTTATAGTCTCAAAGCTTGCATATGAAAATGGAGGTGGCTATTTGACGTATGGAATACCAAGCGTTTCACAAGCTAACGGGATCGCATCGATCGCGTATCTTTATAAAGATCTTGTCGAAGCTCTGAATACCTTGAACACTCCTCAGCAAAATACAGCCGGCGGTATTTATTCACAGACTGGAATTAATCTAGTTAATTTTTATGTTCAAACTACAGATATTGATTCTGTAGAAATAGCTAAAAATCTGCATATATCAGGAGGTTTTCTAGCTCAATATGACGGTTATTTACCTGTTGAGCATAACTTTTTCTTATTTCCTGATTCTATCGAATGCACTTACACAGCTTCTTCTACTGTAACTCCTACAGGAACTGCTAGTTCTGGATCTAATACGATTACAGTTTCAAGTGCTACCGGAATTTATGCGGGAATGACCATTTCTGATTCTACTAATTCCACTTACATTCCATCGGGTGCAACGGTTCTATCTGTCAGTGGAACGACAGTAGTCATGAGTGCGAATACAACTCATGCAATTTCTGGGGATACACTTTCTATTCAAGGAAATATTTCAGCAAAACCAGACGGGTCAACGAACACAAATGCTTATTATTACCAAGCAACTTACGAATGGTCGGATAACAACGGATTGATTTATAGATCCGCTCCTTCTATTCCTGTGTCTGTTACGACCACGGGATCCAGTACGAATGGAACGATATCGATTAACGTTCCTACTTTAAGACTAACATCGAAGATTTCAAATCCTGTAAAGATTGTCATTTATAGATGGTCAGTAAAGAATCAAGTCTATCAGCAAGTGACTTCTATCACTTCTCCAGTTTTGAATAATACAACGGTTGATTATGTAACTTTTGTAGACACTCTTCCCGATGCTTCTATCGTTGGTAACAACATCATTTATACAACAGGTGGAGTGGTCGCGGATTGTAACGGTCCAAGCTCTACAATAATGACCCTTTTTGATACTCGTCTTTGGATGGTAGACGCTGAGAATCCCAATACCCTTTGGGTTTCTAAACAAGTAATTCCAAACACTCCTGTCGAGATGAGTCAGCAATTTACCATATTCGTTTCTCCGACTACTGGCACAGTAAATTCTCTAGGTCCAATTACTGCCCTTTTTCCAATGGATGACAAGCTGATTATTTTCTTCGAAAATGGGATATATTATATCAACGGAGTAGGACCCGATAATTTAGGCACTACCTCTGTAGGTTGCTCTCTAGGGAATTATTCTCAACCCATTTACATAACTACCGTGGCAGGATGTAATAATCAGCAATCTATCGTATTAACTCAAAACGGTTTGATGTTTCAGAGTGATAAAGGAATTTATAGACTAGATAGAAATCTGGCCATGGAATATGTCGGCGCTCCTGTTGAAGCGTTTAATGGTTACACAGTAAACAGTGCGAATCTAATTCCTGAGACAAACTATGTTTTGTTTACTCTGTCTGGGACTAATCAGTTCTTGATGTACGATTACTACTATGGGCAATGGGGAACGTTCTCAGGGATCTCCGCAATATCTAGCTGTATCTATCAGGGATACCATACGCTTATTGATCAATTTGGAAGGATTCTTCAAGAAAACCCTGGTTCATTTCTGGATGTTGATAATCCTGTTTTGATGAACTTCACTACTTCATGGATTAACATCGCATCACTCCAAGGATACGAACGGTTCATTGATTTCTATATCTTGGCGAAGTACTTGAGCCCACACAGTCTACTTTGTAGCGTTTCTTACGATTACAATAGCTCGACATTCAATCAAAAATTAATCACTCCACAGAATTTCTCATACACAACCCCAAGTCCTTTTGGTGCTCCGACTCCTTATGGATCTGTTGGAAATGTTGAGCAGTGGAGAATACACGCTAAGCAGCAATTGTGTCAGTCTTTCCAATTGTCCATTAGTGAAATTTTCAATCCTGCTTATGGAACTATTCCTGGAGCTGGATTCACAATGTCCGGAATGACTGCCCGAGTAGAAATTAAGAAAGGCACGAGACCTATACGCGGTGGAAATTCTGCTGGAATGTCTTAATGGCCATCTATTCATTAGTGAGCAGACAGCTTTCAAAGGAAGTCTAAAATGGGAATGACGCACGACAAAAAATTAGAATTTCTTCATAAGATCGCAAAGCTTGGAACTGGAATTTCTCCACTTGAGGGAGTTCAACATTTAGATGCTGGCGGTGTCGCTGGTCCCGCTGTAGCAGCTGGAAATGATCAAAATACAAACGGAGCTGGAGTTATTGGGGCCGTCAATGGGCTGATCGGATTAAATAATAACTTTTCAGCTCAAGGTGTGAATGTTCAGGCTGGAACTAATGCGGGTCAATTAAATCAGGCTTATCAAGGCGCTCAAAGTGGAATAGCTCAACAGCAAGGAGTATCGAATGCTCTTGCTCCAGGTTTAGCACAAGGTGCAAACTCTGAAGCAGCGATTGCTAATCAATACGCTAACGAAGCAGCTGGAAATGGTCCAAATCCTGCTCAGGCAGCTTTAAATCAATCGACAGGTCAGAACATAGCACAGACTGCCGCTCTCATGGCAGGCCAACGTGGAGCTGGAGCGAACGCAGGTAATTTGGCAGTAAACGCTGCACAACTTGGAGCTGGAACACAACAGCAAGCGGTTGGACAAGCAGCTACACTTCAAGCAGAACAACAATTAGCAGCTCAACAGCAAGGGGCTAACCTTGCGAATGCTCAAGTCTCCCAAGCTCAAAATGCTGTCACAGGATTAAATCAAGTAAATCAAAACGAGCAAAACATTTTACAAGGAGCTAACACCTCTTTCAATAATGCAAACGTCGGGATGCAGTCTAACATAAACAATGTTAATGCTGGAATTTCTACAGCTAATCAAAACATGAACGCCAATACTCTTGGTGGAATTTTGAATGGTGCATCGGGTGCCGTTTCTGCAATTGGTTCGATGGTGGGGTTCGCGCATGGTGGATTAGTAAAAATGGACAAAGGCGGTAACGTTCTTGATGCAAACGCTAGAAAGCATATTGCTCCTGAGCATTTTGCTCTACCTGGAAGACGTTATCCAATCCATGATATCGAGCACGCAAGAAATGCACTAGCTAGAGTTTCTCAAAATGGTTCACCTGCTGAGAAAGCAAAAGTAAAAGCAGCTGTTCACAAGAAATACCCTTCATTAGCTGGAAAGAAAATGGCTGAAGGTGGTGAGGTAGAACAACAGTTCCAACCGACTTCTTCAGATACTTCAAATGGTCCATCGATTCCTGCTACTGAAGCACTTCCAGCCGATCAAACTAACTTCTCATCCGCTGTCTCTGGAGGAGGTAAATCAGGTGGAGGTGCATCGAGCGCAGCTTCTCTTGCTCCTGCATTGGCAGCAATGTTTAACGGTGGAGAAGTTAAACATGGATTTATGAAAGCTAGAATGATGGCGCTTGGTGGATACGTTCCACCTCAAAGTCTATCCCCTGGTGGATCCATTTCAGCTCCTCAATCTTTTGTAGGACAGTTTGTTAATACTCAACCAAATGTTTCTAATGGTCCAAATATTGGGACTATGGGAGCGCTTCCAGTTGATCAAACTAATTTTTCACAAATTGCAAAACAGAATAAAAAATCCAATCCTCAAACTTTAACAGCAACTAGAGACATAGACACAACAGGGCAAAATATTGGAGCTACTGACTTAGTTCCTGATTCAAACATGCCTGGAGGAGATGTTGGAGAGCAATACGCTTACAGAGGCGGTCTAGCTGCTACAGGTGGAAGAGTGAACCCAGACGGTAAAGATGAAAGAGCCGTTGTTAAGGGTGATTCACTTAAGAACGACAAGGTTCCCACAATGCTTTCACAAGGTGAAATTGTAATTCCTAGACACATTACAATGTCAGACAGAGCCCCAGAAAAGGCCGCTGCATTCGTGGCTGAAACTCTAGCCAAAAGAAAGAAGGCATAAATGAAACCCATGCCATTAAACTTAAAAGGCGCTAAAAAGATATCGAGCGATAAAAATAGTAGCACTTTTGCCTTAAAAAATGGGCATCAAATGAAAATCGTTCACTCTGCATTATCTCCTGAACATAGAGAGATGATTGAAAAGCTTCCACTTCATAAAGCTAGTGGTGGTGATATTTCAGACATCACAGGAGAGGGTGGCTCTTCTAAAGAAGGAGTTCCTGACGCTTTACCTCCGGTACAAACACAACCAGATCCATCTTTAGCGTCAAGTGTTGGCTCTTATATTGGAAAAAATGTTGGTCAATCTATAGGCGATGTTGAAGATGCTTTAGGAAAGATTGCAAAACCTGTTACTGGTGCTGTTGGAGATTTTATAAGTGGTTTAGTTAATCCAGATGGACAGTTAAGCACTCCTATAACTAATAAACCTATAAATAATCAACCTATAACTAATCAATCTATAGCTAGTCAGCCTACTCCGTCTGAAAGAAATCTTGCATCGTCAGTTCCAAATGATGAAGCTACTTCTACGTCGTCCGAAACATCGGCGGCTCCACTTAATGTAAACGCTCTTTACCAGCAAGGCGTTAAAGGGATTAATGAACAAAAGCAAGTAGAGCAAGATCTAGCTCAAAAGAATGCTCGCACTGAATACAATGACATAGGTGCTAGACAAAATGTATTAGATGCATTCAAAAGAAATACCGAAGACTTTCAAAATCAACAGCAATTATTCATGCAAGATTATGCGAATAATCATATTGACCCAAATCACTTTTTTGAGAATCAAACAACTCCTCAAAAAGTAGCGACAGCCATTGGTTTATTTTTGGGGGGTTGGTCTTCTGCTTATACTAAACAAGGAAATCCAGCGATGGACTTTCTCAATAAGCAAATCGATAGAGACATGCAAGCTCAACAGTCTAGATTAGGACAGCAAAAAACATTGCTTGAAGCTAATCAAAATCTTTACCATGATAACGTCATGGCCAATAATGCGACACGAATGCAATTGAATGATATTTATGCGCATGAAATGCAATTGAACGCTACAAAGTTAGGAACTCCACAAGCTCAAGCGAAGGCCGATATGGCTAAAGCTCAATGGGGCATACAAAATCAACAGTTATTGCAGCAAAATGCAATTAGAGCCGCTGCACTTCATGACATTCAAAAGAATGGCGGTGCAGGTGTTGACGCTATGACTCTCGGTGCGGCTGGATTAATCCCACAAGAGGAAGCTGCAAAAGAACAAAAAGAACTCGACTCGCAAAAAAATGCGATCATGGCGACTAATAGTTTATTCAAACAAATGAATAAAGAGCAAACTGCAATGAATTGGCTTAATCCTGAATCATCTAGACGTGAAGCAGCTTTAAATGCTCAATTAGTTAATACAGTCATGGAAGCGAGCCCATCGAAGAGATTGACTCGTGAATCTATTGAACAAGAAATCAAACCTTTCGAAATAAATACGAGTGATACTGAAGAGTCTAGGCTCGCAAAACAAAATGGAGTTTTAAATTTAATTGGAAAAGTTGCAGCTGGAACCACTCCATATATGCAACGTTATGCGCATAATGCTCTTCCAGTTTATCCATTCCAACAAGCTTCACTCCCTCAAGCTCAAAAGGGTTTTCAATTAGGCCAAACGGCTTTCAATCCTAAAACAGGTCAAACCCTTACATGGGACGGTAAAGGTTGGAGATAAATGGATACTCAAGATTCAACTTTACCTGAAGGATTTGTTTTAAACAGCCCACAGGCTCCACAGCCAGCTCAACCTCAACCACAAGGCGAACAAGGAACTTCAACTTTACCTGAAGGGTTTCAGCTTAATGAGCCGACAGATTATGAATCACCAGGCCAGCAACTTTTAACTGTTGGCGAAGGATTAGCTCAAGGTTTCGCAGGACCTCTTGCGACTGCTGCAGAGGCTGGGTTAACAAAGTTAGGAGTTCCTGGACTGTCTCCGATACAGCAAGAAGCAAGAGCGCAAGCTAATACCGGTGAACATATCGGATCTAATTTAATAGGATTTGGAGCAGGAGCTTTAACAGGAACAGGAGAAGCTGCAGTTCTTGAGAGTCTTGGAAAAGGAGCCGCTGAGTTAGCAAGTCTAGCAAACCCTGTAAGCAAAATAGCAAAAATTGCATCTACAGGAGTTAAAGCAACTACGGAAATGTCTGCCATCCAAGCCGGTGATGAGATTTCTAAATTCATTAATCAAGATCCAAATCAAACTTTGGGATTGTCTGCCATTAACATCGGGCTATCTGGAATACTTGGAGGAGTTGGAGGAGTTGCTTTAGGGACAGTAGGGTCAGCATTTAAAACTTCATTAGACAAGATTGGGATTTCAAGATTAGCAACCGATCTCATGGGTGAAACTGAATTTTTAAAAGGATATTCAAACCCAGTAGAACAAGTACAAAAAGAAATAAATGATAGATTAGAACACACTGATCAATTAATGTTTGGTGGGCTTAAAAAAGAACTTATTGAAGAACTTTCATCAAATATAAATCCAGAACAATTACAAAATCACATTAATGAAGTTGAAAACTTAACAGAAAAAGCACCAAAAGCATTAAAAGAAGAAAAAATATTTCAAAATGCTGTTGATGAATGGAAAAATAAAGTTTATCAACAATCAAAACCGGAACCTTTAAAATTACCTGAAACTGTAACTCCTGATTATTCAGAAATTCCTGAAACAGTTTTAAAGGCTCCAAAACCTACAGAGGCCAGAATTGCTCAAATGGCAGCAGCTGGAAAAGCTGCAGAAAATCAAAATTTAGAAAAGCTTAATGAGCTTGGTATTAATCCTTACGTTTCTCAATCTCCAACGCAAATACCTTCAGAACCTTCATCTGTTTTTAGTGCTACCGAAAATTTAAAAAGACAATTACAAGAATGGGCTAATTACAATAAAGAATTAGTTCCTATTGCTGAAAGGCCATTTAGAGATGCGTCTGCTTCTCTTGCTACTCATTTAAAAGAATCTTTAGAAAATAATAAAATATGGGGTGAAGTTGGTAATGTTCAAAAAGAATACAATAAGGCGGTATCACCTCTTTTTAATATTAAAAAAGAATTCTTAGGAAAATTTACATCAAAAGAACTTGGTGAAAAAGTAGCTGATCCAAGCAAAATTACTACTTATTTAAATCAAGCTGAAAATTCTGTAAAAGGAAAGGTTGGACTTAAAAACAATTACATAAATAATTTCTTAAAACAAACACAAAATGTTGCGGACGTTGTAAGTGAAGCTTATGTTAGAAATGGACTTGAAGCTCCATTTGAAATTCATCTCAATCCGACTCCTGTATTAGAACATATGCTAAATACTCCAGTAACTCCTGGTAGGTCACTTGCGCAATGGATTCATAGAAAAGGCGCGCAGGCATTAGGTGGAGCAATTGGAGAAGCTGGAGCGGCTGGAGTTGGTGGAATTGCTGGATCGATGGTAGGTCATCCATTACTTGGTGGATGGGCCGCTGAAAAGATCCTAGGACCATTATTTACTCAACTTGCAAAGCCTTTTGCTGAGACCGCCGTTAACAGCGAGGCCATGAAATCTACTTTCGAAATGGGTGCGAACGCTCTTAAAGGACAAGAGCGAATGAATAATTCGATTGAGAATTTTTTTAGGAGCATGGAAGTTATACCTAAAAATATGATGCCTAATGAAGAAAGTAGAGAAAAACTTAAGAAGTCTCTTGCATATATTGATAATCCTCAAAACATGATGAATGTTGGGGGTAACATTGGTCATTACATGCCAAGTCATCAAGTTGCAGCGTCTCAAATTGCTGCTACTGCTAAGAATTATTTTGATTCATTAAAACCCAAAACAGTTGCAGTGAATCCATTCGATAAAGAACCACCTGCAGACAAAGCTCAAACCGCTGCATACAATAGGCAACTAGATATCGCTCAGCAACCTTTATTGATCATCAAGCACGCAAAAGAAGGAACGCTCATACCTCAAGACGTTGCTACACTTCATACCATTTCCCCTTCTCTTCATGCTGCAATGATTCAAAAGTTTAATGATGAGATCATTAATCAAAAAAGCGAAGGGAAAACTATTCCGTATAATCAAAGAGTAGCTCTCTCTTTGTTAATGGGAAGCACTCCTCTTGATAGCTCAATGACTCCACAGAATATGCAAGCTATTATGAGAAGCTCAATATCTCAGCAAGTCCAACAACAAAATCAACAAGGAAAACAGAGATCCGCTACAGGTAACGCTTTGAAACAAATTAATAAGGTAAATGATCTTTATCCTACAGGATTAGAGGCAAGACTCATGAAGAAACGAGCATGAGTGGCCACCTGTTCATTATTGAAACCGAGGAGCTTAGCACTCCGAAACCTTTTTTAGGAAGGAATGAATTATGTCCGGAAAAAATCAGTACCCATTTTCTATAAACTGGCAGTCTACATCGCCGGTTACAACATTTTTACCCAATAACCCATCTCAAAATAGTGGCGGATCTGCTCCAAGTGGATTGATCAACGGTTCAATGTCTGGGACAAATACTATTTACAGTCAAATTCTAGAAGTCGCTAAGATGGATAATTCAGGCCTTGAAGTAACTTGGACGGGAACTCCGACAGGAACTCTTCAACTAATGGTTTCGAATTCTGGAGTTAATTTTTATGCTCTAACGTTCTCCCCACCTATTGCTCAACCCTCTGGTTCTTCAGGTGGATATGTAATCTCTATTAACCAAATACCTTTTAAATATATGATGTTTCAGTACATTAATTCTAGCGGTACTGGTACTCTAACTATTTACGGACAAAATAAGGACTTAAACTAATGAGTAGCTATAGCTGGCCTAGCAGTGGTCAACCTTCAAACATCGGAAGTAACGGATTACCAATTCCTACGTATTCGGGTCTAATTGGTGCAGAAAATCCAAGTTTAAACCTTGTACCTTTACAGGTAGATGCTTCCGGAAATCTTTTAGTAAACGTTGCAGCTGGTACTATTACAGCTCTCAATCCATCGGTATCTTTGATAGGGAATGCGGTTCCAACTTATGGAACGTTTATTTCTGCAAAAAATGGTTCTGGAAATCTTTCACCTATTTTGACCGGGTCTCAATTAAGTGCGGTCTCTCTTGCTGTTGTTATCGCATCAGATCAAACCGTTCCAGTATCTTTCACAAGTCCAGTAAATAAGCCAAACCCTACAGGGAGCTTTTCGGCTGGATCTATCAGCTCAGTTACTACGATTACAGTTCCTACGAATGCTGTTGGATTCTTACTCGAAGTAGACTCCGCGAATACAGACTTTATGAGATGGTGCGCAGGAGCAACTGCCTCAGCAAGTAATGGGATGAAATTGGAACCAGGAAGGGACACGGGATATATTCCGCTTGCTGCCAACATTTCAATATGTCCTAATAGTGGTACACAAGCTTACACAATTCAATGGGTGATCAACCAATGAGATATCTAATACCATTCGTAACCTTTTTGTTGATGATTTTAACTCCTGATACTTTAGCAGGATTACCACCAACTACTTCAAAGTTATCGAGTGATTCAAACAATGTAACGACTTTTAATTATCAGTTCCCAAACTTCACAGGAACTCATTCTGGAGTTACCGTTTCATTGGGAGTAAACTCAGTAGCCGGTGGTGGTACTGGATCTAGCAGTTTCAGCGCACCAAGCGGTACTATCAATCCAATCATTTATTACAACGGAACAAGTTTAACGAATGATTCGACGATAACCGATCTCGGTTATGATGCTACGAACGACATTTTTTATTCTGCAAAAATAATAATTGCAGGATCATCTACACAAACTGCAAAATTTACGAATACGGGTGCACAAAGCTCAACAGCCGGTGCAGGTATGCAAGGATTTGCAGATCCTGGAGCTGCTATTACTTCTGGTTCTAGACTTGGATTCTACACTCTTGGTGGAGCACAAGATAGCTCTCACACTACTACGAACTCGGTAGCAATTTCAGCTTTTGCATCCCAAAACTGGTCTAGCGGAAACACGGGAGCGGATCTACGTTTTGAAGTTACTCCTAATAACAGCTCAACACGAGCCGCTGCAATGACTCTTTCTAATGCTGGATATCTTGGTCTTGGGACTACTGCACCAACTACGACTCTTACTCTTGCTTCCGGTTCAACGATTACAAATTTCAATACATCAGATCAAACGACTAACTATCAAAGACTACGTCAATATTGGAGCGGTAACGCATACATTATAGCAACTGAAAATGGAGGTACCGCAAACTTGGGTTATCTTCAATTAGGGGCGGCAAGTATTGCAAATTCTACAATTGCTAGAACGTTTACAATTTATAACTCAATCTCAACTGTAGCCGGTGCAGGTATTTTTGATTTTTCAGCCAATACTTCTGCAGCTGCATCACAATTAACTTTCAATCTTGGAAGTGCTGCTTCCAGCGGGATTCAGAATTCATTATCTATTCAAGGAACAGTTAACCAAAGCTCAACGGCTGGGTTTAATGCTTTAATCATTCAGCCATATGTTCAAGCTCAAGGAAGTGGTGGAACTTATTTAATTAATGCAGGTACTAATACTTCAAGTGGTGCAGGTGGTACATTTAATAGTAAATTTAGTGTTGATATAAATGGAAATCCTAGCGTTTATTACACAGCATCTCAGCAAGGACTTTCTATTTACGGTACAAGTGATAATACAAACTATCAAAGATTGAACATTTTTTCAAATGGTTCAAATATGTATATTAGTTCTACTTATGCAGGAACTCAAACAAATCCACAAAACATAGTTATTGGAGCTGCAACATCTACAGGTCTTACTCCTGGTAGATTATTTACAATAGCTGCTAGCGGTTCTACCTCTCAGGGTTTCTATGATTTTAGTAACAGTTCAACAAGTGGAAATGGAGCGACTTTAACAATACAAGGTAGTCATACTTCAAGTTCTTCTCTTCAAACTTCCGTTGGAATTTTTCCAACAATAAATCAAAGTGGTACAGCTAGTACAAATATTTTATATTTATCACCTTATTTTCAAGCTACTGGTTCAGGTTCTCAGTTTATTTTAAATGTTGGCAGTAACTCAGCTGCTCAAAACGGTGGAACGCATACGCCTTATTTTACAGTTAATAATGGTGGTCAAGCTTACATTTCTAATAGACTTGGAATAGGAAGCACAGGAATTACATCAGAATTACAAGTATCAGGATCTAATTCTACTTCAGCACTTTTTAATACAACTTTAGGATTAGGATTTGCAATTTCAGCGGGAACTTTAACAAGTACAGGATCTAGTGGAACGATTGCATTAATGGGTGCTAATACTATTGGTATTCCGACACTTGCTTCAGGAAGTACTACAACATTAACTAAAGCCGCAACCCTTTATATTGATGGGGCTCCAACGGTTGGGACAAATGTATCTATTGGTAGTGCATATTCTTTATATATCAATAGTGGTAATACATATACAGGAGGTACTATTTATAGTACTTCTAGAATCCAATCAAATTATACAAGTAATTTTGTTTCATTGCTAGGTATTGGAAATCCTGCATATTCAGTATCTGCTAACTATGGAACGCTTGGTTTTGGATTAGGTATTCAATCTAAGACAATAACTTCTACAATATCAAGTGGTACTATTGCTATTGGAGCTTCAAACTCAATAGCCGGTGATACAATGTCTGCTTCAAGCTCTACAACTCTGACAAGCGCTGCAACTCTGTATATTGATGCAGCACCAATAGGTGGAACTAACGTTTCTATAGGAACTGCCTACGCTTTGTATGTAAATGCAGGTCAAACTTACTTAGGAGGAGCTTTAAGTTTAGGAACTTCTTTAAGTCCTGCTTATGGTGGAACTGGTTTGGCAAGTCCTACTACTGGTAACCTGCTTTTAACTGCAGGAAGTTCAAACATGACCTTACTTGCTCCTGGAAATGCCGGCTATGTCGTAACAGATACTGGAACGACTTTTGCAGTTCAAAATAATCCAGCGGCTCCCGTTCAGTCTTATGAGCTTTACAATACTTCTATTGCTTCTTCTGTTTCTTCAAATGCATTAACCGTTAACCTGAATCAATCTAATGGTTCGACAGCAACGAGTGGAAGTCCTTCTATAATTGCATTTAGAAACTCTACTGCAGGAACAGGAACGGTCACGACTGTGCAAGTAACTGGATCTTTATCTTTAACAATTCCATCAAGCACAACAATCGGAACTGTAAGCGGTGTATCTTCAAACATATATGTTTACGCAGTAAATAATGCGGGAACCGTAGTTTTAGGTGTAAGTTTAAAACCTGATTTTGATGAGGGAGCGCTTCAAAATACGTCAGCAATATCTGGAGGTACTTCCACGACAACACTATACACTAGTTCTGCTTTATCTGGAGTTGCAGTAAGACTAATCGGTAAGCTTGTTGTGTCAGAAACTACAGCCGGTACATGGGCATCTAATGCTTCTGTTGTTTCAAACTTTCCATTTTCTAATGGAAATATCACTTCGTTATCTCAATATCCGATGCGCATTGAAAGTGTTACATTCGGTGGAAGTTCTGTAGATAATATAACTTCTTATTGTTCTTCAACTCCATGTACTATCTGGCACCAAACTGGATCTATCTCGTCAATAACCCGAGTAGGTACAGGTGAATATTCTGTTTCATTTGTTTCAGGAACTTTTTCTGCAGCTCCAATGTGTACGATGACCGCATGGAATGGACAAGGATTAGCTGTAGCTCAAGTAGATACTTCTATGCCAACGAGTTCTACAGTTACAATTCAAGTTTATAATACTGGATCGACAAAAGAAGACTCGATCTTAACTTTAAATTGCGAAGGGCCAAGGTGATTTCATGTTGATGTATGATTGTACTATGCCAGACGGTTCCGTTATCTCGATTAATCAAAACGTTATTGATCAAGTATTTTTAGCAAACGGACTTGCTAATGGTTCTATTGTTTCAAGACCTGCTACTTATTCAGAACAGCTCGCGGAATGTTATCGTCAAAGATTGCTTGGTTATCCTTCGGTTGATACTCAACTAGATGCGGCATTTCATGCGAGAAATGGAAGTACTACTCAGCAAGTTGCAGTTGATGCACAGATAGCCGCAGTTAAAGCGCAATATCCGAAACCAGTACAAACGAGTTGATATGGAAAACGATAGATTACTTGGTGAATTAACAGAGCATAAGAGACAAGTAGAAAAGAGACTTGATTCAATAGAAAATAAGATCGATTCTTTATTGGCTTTTAAGTGGAGAATTTTAGGGTTTGCAACTTTTGCAGCTTTTGCTGCAACAATTTTAGTCGAAATAGCGAAAGCAAGGAGCAATTAAATGGCACTTCAACCGGCAAGTAATAAACAAATTCCAGATCATTCGATTCTGGATTACTTCAATAAACAAACTTATTTAGGAAACGGTTTTTCTCTTCCGGTATCTGGGATAGCTATTGCCGGAACAAGTGAGACAACGGTGGCTTTGATTTCAAATCCATCGGTTGCGGGAGCACCTTCAGGAAGCGCAAAAGCATTATTTTTAAGCTTAAGGCGTGTAAGTTCAACGGCTAATTATCTTCAAATGAAATTTTATATTTCCCCTACAGTTACTTCTAATGGAACGGCAGCAACTCCAGTCAATTTAAGACCTGCTAACGCTACTACAAGTGTGAGCGCATGCTACACTGCCCCTACTGTAAGCGCTAAGGGAACTTTGATTGATACTTTAGAGACACCATCTTCATATTATATTAGCCAAGATGCTTACCGATTGATTATTCTGGACCCAGGTCAATCACTTCTTATGACATGCACTGCAGCGGGTGCTACGACTCTTAATTTAAATGTTGGATGGTACGAACTTTAATTATTGACTCAATTTAATAATTATAGAATTCTTTATCCTTAAAAGGAGAACTAAATGGAACTATTAGTAGCATGTCAAATGGTTTTCGGTTTGTTACAAAATCAGAAACTAACAGTAGATGAGCATCAGCAAGTCGAAAAAGCTTTCGTAGTTGTGGCCCCTAAATGTGTAGAAGAATTCAAAAAGAAAAAGGAAAAATAAAATATGTCATTTTCAAAAGTAATCCCATTGGGATCGGTCGGTTCTGTAGAAATCACTGAAGCAGGCGGAGTTGCAGCTATTGCTATTGTCGCTAATGCTACTGTTGGTGGTGGTGAATTAGCAGGGTTTGCTACTGCATCTAGCAGTACAAAAGTAAGTTTCAGCGCTAAACAATTATTTGACGCTGGAATGGACTATGCAGCTCACAAGTATCCTGGAGCCGCTTCAATCATCGAAAGTTTAAAAGCATTTGCTGACGCAGAAATGCCAAAAGCATGATGAATCATCAAGAGTTTATATTAAAGCTCTTGAATGAGGGCAGGGAGTGGCTTAAAATGCTACTCCCTGTTTTTCTTGCGTGGCATGTTCAACCACCAAATTACATGAAGAAAGACGAAAAATGAGCACTTCTGTAGATAAGCCTTTATCAGCTGCAGAGTCGATTTTTAAGTCATTGATTTGGAATCCTGCAATTACTGCAGCGGAGTCGAATGCTCCATTTTTAAAGATCTGGCCATTTAGTGCAATAGTTAACATGATTTCAAATTACATTTTTAGTGATCTTACTGAAGTTGTAGATATTGGAGCGATAGTTTTGCTAAACGATGAACATAAAACGGCTTATGTTTCAGCTTTAGAACAGCTTTCGGTCATAGCTGAAGAAAAAGGAATAACCAGTGCAGAATTTAAAACAGCTCAAGCAAGTGCTCTTTCCGCTCTCAGTAGTTTCACTCGTTTTAATCAGTAGCGCTTGCGTAACCATTAAAGACGTTCAATTTTGTTCCCCCGCCGGGTTGGTTTCATCGGGTGGGAATTGCTCTCATCTAATTTCTACACAGACAAGCACAATGGATTTTCAAACGTTCATGACTTTTCTGGATGGATCTTCAACCAAGGCACCCGCTATCTGCATGAGTGTTGATGATTTTAATACAATGAAAACTCAATACGAAGAGCTATGCAGAATGTTAGGAAGTAGATGCATAGTTCCAATTGATTCAACGCCTGCTCCCTCAGTAGAGGAATAAATGAAATTATTTCTACAAAGAAAAGAGTTTAGAGAAGACGGTATTTTCGGAGAGATCTCATGTTTCAACGAAAATGGAAGGTTTGATAAAATCTGCGTAAGCCTTGAGCATTCGTATGATAACGTTCCTAAAATCCCTTGTGGCGAATTTAAATGTGTCCGAGGCCTTCACAGACTTCATAACATGGATGATGACTTCGAGACATTTGAGATCACTGGAATTGAAGGACATTCTAATATTCTATTCCATTGGGGAAATTTCAATGCAGACTCAGAAGGATGCGTCTTGGTAGGAAGAGACATAGTTGAGTACAATGGTCATGGAATGAAAATGATTACTCATTCAAGAGAGACATTCGCACAGTTCATCGAACTCCAATCAGGAACCGATGAATTTATTCTTGTAGTTAGCTAAGAACTTATGAGCCCTTGTAAGAGGCCTTTCAAAGGACTTAAGAGGAGTTCTACAAGGAATACAGTGAACTAATCTACCTGTGGTGTTAAATCTTTCGCCGCATCTTGTACACTTAAGATTTCTTGTTCTGCATTTGAGGCAGACTCCAGAGGAGTGCAATGATTTAACGGCATTTCCACATTTATTGCAGCGTTCGATAACTGGCATTTTTTACCTTGATATGTAAGTAAGTAATAAAAAACATCCATTGATGTTCTTGTTTTTACTCCAAAAGAATCTACTAAGTAATACTTCATACCCCCGTGAGCACATTCTCTAATGAAGGTATAACCTTTATAATTCATTCCAAAACCTCGCGAACGTGTAAAACTTCACATTTAACTGCATAACTCCAAGTTTCCACACATTTTTTTACAGGATCTTTTTTCATTTATTCCTCTTTGTTTTCCATTCACGGAACTCTTTCGCAAACTGAACATCTTGTTTAAACTCAATCACTCGCTCCCTCACGCTTCCACTCACGAAGCATGAAGCGCATAGGATTAGAAGTGCCCATGCAATGAGACCGAAGAAAAGATATTGCGCGAATTTAAGTAGTGCGCGGGTCATTCAAAAAACTCCTTAAACTTTTCGTTCCCATATTTTCCTTCGGTCAATTTAATCACGTCTTTTATCTTGTATTCTTTCTTAAGTTTCGACGACTCACAGAACTGTTTAACTCCGAATTCACAGGCTCCTGTGATTGCGCGGTATGCCTGAATTAATTCATCTACTGACTTTGTGTCTTCAAGCTTCCACTTCTTATATTTTGTTGTGTCTCTGTCGGTTAACTTGTAGCGAAGTCCTTCAATTGCTTTTTCTATGGTTTCACCGTGACTAAAAGTGTTTCCACTCTTAACAACATAGCTTGATTTTCTTTCTAAAAATTCCTCTACTTCAAAAACCTCTATCTTTCCAATTTTCTTTTTCGAGATTAGCTTTTTAGTTATTCCATCAGCTGAAACATATCCATTTTTAAGATGTTCTTTGAAGTCTGATTCTATTGATGATGGTGATTTTATGACAGTCGCTGTCTCACTTTTATTGATTTTAATTTTATTTCCATGGAGAAAAGCAACGGAATAATCTAAAAGAGAAATATAAATTAAACACGAAAATACTTGAATTGTAGACCAATGGAAAGCCACGACACTGCTTGAGCCATGCACCTCGACACGGCTTGAGCCATACGCCTCGACACTGCTTGAGCCATACGCCACGACACTGCTTGAGCCATGCGCCACGACACTGCTTGAGTCATGCGTCACGACACGGCTTGAGCCATACG